GCGGGTGGGGTGGGTCATCACCACGGCCTTCGCCAAGGGGCCTGTCTCGATGAAGTACCGGGGGTGCTTCCAGCTCTACAGCCGGAAGCAGGACAAGAAAACGGGGCAGTACGCCCTCAACTACTATGCCCCGTTCGGAGCGCGGACGCTTGCGGAATCCTTCGCGCTCTGGAAGAAAAAATATAAGTAATTCGTGTAATTAAATACAAAAAACGCTTGCATGACAGGTGTAATATGCTAAGTTCTTTTTATGGTTGAACTTTTTCAATCAAAAGGAGAACGGCATGGACGCAAGGCGCAAGCAGGAACTCAAGGAGCTGATGGTAACGGCCTGGAATCTGGCCCGGTTCGGAGCGAACCGTTTCGGAGGTCCGGCCAGCATGTATTTCTGGATGGCTCTGCGGATTGCATGGCGGGAACGCGGCGGGAAGTCCGTCTACTACACGAAGGGCAATGTGGCCCAGATGTGGATGGGGATCGTGCCGAGGCAGGAGAAGGTGAAGCGGGGGCAGATAATGCTCCCCGGCCTTGCATAAAAGAGTGGGGCGGTAATGCCACTTACCGCCCCGATACGAAAAGGAGCCAAGTCCTTCATGTACGGATTGAGTTTGGCTCCTGCCCGCCAAAAAGTCAATGAGCAGAGCCATGACAGAGAGAGAAGCCCGCAAGCTGGCGAAGGAAGTCGTCAGCGACGAGTACGCGGTGATTGACGAAATCTGGAACCGCCGCAGGGTCAATTACCATAGCGTCGCCGCCGATTACGACAGGGACACGATCAAGGACATCAACCGCAAGCTGCCGAACCTGCTGGTAAAGAATGGCGGCGTCGCGCTGGACGAGCTGGCGGATGAATACGGGTTCGAATCCACCTGCGACCTGATCGACATGTTCCTTGCCTACACGCCGAAGCGCGTCCGGCTTGAGCAGCTTGTAGCCCAATTTTTGGAAGAAAACCCTCAACCCTCCGGCGATTATGACGGAGATGTGCCTTTTTAGGAGGCCAGAATGTCCATTGAAACCTCGTTCTTTTCGAGCAAGGCCCCGAAAGAACGGAAAGTTTGCATCGCCAAGTGGCATCGGAACTGGAGCGGGCCGCGCGCCGAGCGGTTCGCTCCGTCCGACCCGAATGCCGTGGACTGGAAGGCGGCGTATCGTAAGGAATTGGAATCCCGTTTCCCCACGCCGTCCTCCTTGCGGCTCTACCTTCAGGAGATCGAGAAGCGGACACCGGACCCGATCCTCTGTTGCTTCGAGCTGAACCCGGAAGAGTGCCATCGCAGGGTGCTCGCCGCGTTCATCAAGGAGAACATCAACCTCGACGTTCCCGAGTGGAACGGTCGGCGGCATGACGGGCAATTCAGCCTGCTGCCGTAAACCGTAAAAAAGGCGGGGACGCCCGGTGCTACCAACACCGAACGTCCCCTAGGAAGCGGAGGGGACATCCTCACGCCCCACAAGCCGAAGGATATTCCCTCCTGACTATACAAGTCAACGGAGGGCGAAATGAGACATTCTACATGCGCCCACCGCAGAACGCGGCGCGAGGACAGTATGGAAGATTTACAGAAGGACAAGGATCAGGGCGAAAAACTGCGTTCCCTTGTTGAAGTGAGCAGGAAGAATGACATTCCAGCGTTGCTCAATGCCAAGAACAGGGCACAGCAGGATGTCTATTCCGATCCCTCGAAAGAAAATCTTGCCGTTCTGGAACGCGCCACAGCCATGCTGGAGAAAGCGATGGACGCAGGACAGAACTGCAAGAATTGGAAAGAGGCGCTCACCTATCTGCAAGAGGATTGCGGCAGGAAAATCGGACAGACCAAGCTGTTTGCCGACATCAAGGCCGGACGCCTGAGAAAGCAGCCGGACGGCACCTTCAAGCGGCGTGACCTTGACCGCTACGCGGCGTCGCTCCCCACGGCGGGGACGCCGGACAAGCTGGCCACCGACGCCGCCAGACGGCAGCGGGAAAAGGAAGAACAGGAAATCCGCAGGATACGGGTCGCGGCGGACAAGGAAGAGTTCATCCTCAAGGTCAAGCAGGGCCAGTACATCTCGCGGGATGATGTCTATCAGGAGCTTGCCGCCCGTGCCGTGGCCCTGTCCGCCAGCCTGAAAACGGAATTTGAGGCGCGGTCGCTCGACGTGATCGCGCTGGTCGAGGGGAACCCGAAGAAATCCGGGCCGTTCGTCGAGCATATCGAGCAGGTCATCGACGAGGCCATGAACGAGTACGCGAAGCCCATCGAGATCGAGGTCACGTTTACCGCCGAACCGGAAGCGGACGCCGAATCGGACGACGAATAACGCAGGGCAGGGGCGCGGCTGCCGGATCAACGCGCGTGTGGAGATGATGATGACCATTGTTGAAATTATGAAAGAATGCGTTCCGTATGTGCTGTGCATCCTCACCATGATCGGAATATGGTATGGCGGGATGCTCGTTGGAGAATATCGGGGACGTGAACGAACATTGAAAGAGCAGCGCATCGTCTTTGTTGTTATGCACGAAAACGGAAAGGTTTCCGCAGTGACACAGGAAGGCAAGCACCTTTCTTTTGTAACCGATTGTGGAACAAAGAATATGAGCGATGAGTAATTAATATGAAATCATATACAATTCGTGTTCCCTTTCATTCCGTTCATGAATTCGTTGTGTTTGGTGAAGACAAACAGGATGCCGTCAGAGTTGCACAGAAGGGATGGCCAAAACTTTCCCAATACTGCGAATGGGAAAAGGCCGCAGTCTGTTTGACGTCAGACGTTTTAGAGAAAAAGGACGGTTGCCATGAACACAACCCCCATGCGTGAGTTCAACCACTTCCCCATCATAGAGGGAAAAGTCGGCAACGGCGTGAAGTTCGAGCGCATCCGGCGCATCACGGGCTACCTCGTCGGTACGGTGGATAGGTTCAACAACGCCAAACGCGCCGAAGTCCGCGACCGCGTGGCGCATCTGAAAGTTTCTCCGGAGGCGCACAATGAAACTCCGTCACGGCATGACGGTGATGACGGCCCGCTACGCCGTGGTGCTGCGGGGCCGGAACCAGTGCTTCCCTGACCAGTGGTGGGGGCACCCGATCATCGAAGGGAAGATCATGAAGCGGCACACCATCGTGCTGAAAGCCGAGGACGTGGTGGCCCTCCCCGTGCCGGAGGGTTTCCAGCGCGTGTTTCCGGGATTGTTGAAGGGATAGCATGACGCAGCTTGCCTTGTACGAAATGCCGAAAAAGGAGTGTCGGCGCGTGGCCATTTCGGTGCCGATACCGAAATGGCTTCCGCCGTCTCTGGCCTTGTGGCTCCGTCAGCGCATGGCGGAGCGGCCGGAGGGGAAACTGACCGTGGCCACCCGGTTCTCAAAAGGGGAGCGGGCCGCGATGAAGCGCCGCAGGCCCGTGCCGATCAGCGCATGGGCGGAGAAGCACCGCGTCCTCGAAATGTCGGCCATCCGGGGCCGCTGGCGGAACGTGTTTACCCCGTACCTCACCGGGATCATGGACGTGTCCGGGCTTCCCGGCGTCGAGACGGTCATCATCTGCAAGAGCCCCCAGACGGGCGGCTCGGAGTGTGGCCACAACATCGTCGGGTACTGCATCGACCGTCTCCCCGGCCCGGTGATGTACGTCTTCCCGGATGAGCTGACCGCCCGCGAGAACGCCAAAGATCGCATCATCCCGATGATCGAAGCCTCCCCGCGCCTCCGGCAGTACATGACGGGCTACGGGGACGACGCCTCCAGCCTGCGCATCAACCTGCTGCACATGCCGATTTACCTCGGCTGGTCAGGTTCCGTCTCGCGGCTCGGGAACAAGCCCATCCGCATCCTCATCCTCGACGAGCTGGACAAATACAAGAACCCGAAAAACGAGGCATCGTCCGAATCGCTGGCTGAGAAGCGCACGACGACATGGCGGACCCGGCGCAAGGTCGTGAAAATCTCGACCCCGACCACGGAGGACGGCCCGATATGGAAGGCGCTCACCGAGGAGGCGGGGGCCCGCTTCGATTTCTGGGTGCGCTGCCCGCACTGCGGCTTTTTCCAGCACATGGATTTCGAGCGCATCGCATGGCCCGGAAAGGATGAGGAGAAGTCACCGGACGCCGAAACAGTGCTGGCGAAGCGGCTGGCCTACTACGCCTGTGAGCACTGCGGCGCGGTGTGGGATGACGGCGACCGTGACCGGGCGGTCAGGGGAGGGGAGTGGCGCGAGCGCACGTCCGGCCTTGAGCTGATGGCGCACGCCACCGTGCACCGCCCCGTGAAGGTGGGCTTCCACATCCCCGCGTGGCTTTCATACTTCGTGAGCCTGTCCGAAGTGGCCCACGCCTGGCTCAAATACAAGGAGAGCGGAAAATTGGACGACCTCAAGAACTTCAGGAACCAGTACGCCGCCGAGCCGTGGGTGGAGTCGCACGCGGCCCGCTCGGAAGACGCCATCCTCGCCCTGTGCGACGACCGCCCACGCGGGAAGGTTCCCGGCCCGGTGGACGGAAAAGAGCGGGTATCCGTCATTCTGGCCACGGTGGACACGCAGCAGCACTATTTCCGGTACGTCATCCGGGCCTACGGCTATGGCGAAACCGAGGAGAGCTGGCTCGTGGCGTCCGGCTCGGCGGACAACCTCGCGGCGCTGGAAGAAATCCTGTTCGGGAGCGTCTACGCCGACCCGGACGGCAGGGAATACGCGGTCAAGGCAGCCATGATCGACGCGATGGGCGGGCGCACCGCCGAGGTCTACCGATGGGCCGTCCGTCATCGGGGCCGCGTCTTCCCGTGGCAGGGCGTCCGTTCGATGGCGCAGCCCTACACCCCCTCGCATCAGGAATACTTCCCCGACGCCAAGGGCAACAAGGTCAAGATCCCCGGCGGGCTGATGCTCTACCGCTGCGACGTGACGTTCTTCAAGTCCGATCTGGCGTTCAAGCTCGGCATCCACCCGGATGACCCCGGCGCGTTCCACCTCCACGCCAATGACGGCGGACAGCTCGAACAGTACGCCAAGGAACTGTGCGCCGAGGTCTGGGACGACGAGAAGCAGGGATGGGAAAACCCGGCGAACAAGCCGAACCACTATTGGGACTGCGAGGTCATGCAGCGGGCGCTAGCGTACATCCTGAACGTGCGCCACCGGCGCAGGCCCGACGAACAACAGAAAAAGCCAGCCCGTCCCCCGCGCCCGTCCGAACGCGGCGGGGGCGGCATCGGTTCGCGTCTGGCGAACCTGCGGAGGTCGTGATGGCACTGTACGACCTGTCGGATCGCCTCAACTGGCAGCAGGCTTGCGAAATTCTCGGGTGCAGCAAGGCGCAGTTGTACCGGCTTGTGAAGGAGAAAAAGATTCCTGTTTATGGAACGGGAAAAAGATATCGATGGTATTTGAGAACAGATTTGAAACTATTTTTAGAAACAGGTTATTGTGAGAAAAACGACTTGACAAATTAACCTAATAGGGTAATATAAAGACATGGAAAAGAACAAGCCGCATTGCCCCCTGAGCCGTGTAAAGGCCCTGATTGAAGCTGGAAAGGTCCATATGACAACCACAGCGCGAAATGGTGCCGCTGCATTGGGGTATGACCGCAAACGAGCCTATGCGGAAATCATGTGCCTGAGTCCTCATGAGTTCTATAAGAGCATGACTACATATCATGATTCTTCCGTTTGGCAGGATGTTTACCGGCACAAGGCGGATGTGGGAATGCTGTACATTAAACTGACTGTAATAGACGACGTTCTTGTCGTTTCATTCAAGGAGCTGTGATATGAAATGTCCAGAATGCGGAGGCGCGGAACTGGTGCCCGGCGTGAAGGAAGTCCCCTTCACATACAAGGGAAGGACAATCATGCTCGAAACCCATGCGGATTTTTGTCCGGTGTGCGGAGAGGGCGTTTTGTCGGATGAGGAAGCGGATCGTCTTGATGGGCTGTCGGAGGTATTTCGCCGTAAGGTGAATGAAGAACTGTTTGATCCTGCTTTTGTCCTATCCGTCCGGAAAAAGCTCGGCCTCGATCAGAGGCAGGCTGGTGAACTGTTCGGTGGAGGAGCTAATGCCTTCTCTCGATATGAGCTTGGAAAGGCCAAACCTCCACAGGCACTGGTGCAGCTTTTCAAGCTGTTAAATAATGATCCATCCCGTCTCAATGAACTGCGGGGCTGATGCCTTGAACAAGTTCGCACAGAAAAGTCCGGCTTCCCAGCCGGGCTTTTTTTTGTCTTTTTGAAAATTTTTTGTCTCCACAGTCTCTACAGTCTCCACAGTCTCCACAGTCTCAGACATGCGCTTTTTTCTGTGCTATGTGCATAGGCACTATGAGCACCATCTGGACACGTGAAGAACTCCTCGATCTGATCGCCTGTTGGAAGGCCGCATACAAGGCGGCGTCCACGGGCAAGTCGTACACGGTGCAGGGCCGCACCCTGACCCGGTACGACCTGCCCGAGATCCGCCAGCAGCTTGTCTATCTTCAGGGCGAGCTTGCGGCGCTCGACACCGGGCGTC